CACGGAGTCAATACTATTATATTACGATTGGGCTTACCCCGCCAACCGGTTTACTTTTGCCTTCTTTAAGTGCCTTAGTATCCTCGTAGTAGAACTTTAGTGCCGTCTTCCCAATTGTGATATTCCTTACGGTCTTACGATCGTAAAAGAATGGTCGCATTTGGGGGTCTGGTACAAACTCTACAATGAGTTTATCAAGATCCTTAAGATTCTTGTATCCTTCTTCTTGTGCTTCTGACAACTCTCCAAGAATTTTCATTCCTAATAAGCTGATTGGATGTATGCTCGATCGTATGAACTGTATAACCATATCAGAGACGTGGTTACCCTCCTCCTTCTTTGTTGGATCAACAAGGTACGTATACATTAATTTGTTACGTAACTTGGACCCTTCATCGAAGAAAGTGTCGACCTTAGCCAGTAGTCTGTCCAGGTAGTACTTATGTACCCTTTGTAATAAAGGGGCATTCGTACTATCTAGGGAACACCATGGAAACCCAGTGTTTACACTGGCCTCCATAGCGTTCCTAAAGGATAATACTATTGCTAATAAATCCCTACCCTTCTTACTAATCTGGGTGAAAGCCGACGGGGCATAAATCTCTGAACTAATTAATCCGATATTCCATCTCTTAGAAATGAAACTCAGAAGGTCCGGTATCATATAAATTGTTGTCGAACATTGAAGGAGAAGATCCATAGGAATCCCAGTTGTTTCTGAGGTTCCAGTGAATGTTCTCTTAGCAAACTCCCCGTAAAGGGGTTTGTTCTTGGCAATGAACGATTTTGATTTGTTGATACCCACACCTATCTGGTTCATTCTAGTTTGGTAGACTTCGGCAACGGAGCTGTCCAGGATAGCTATGTCATCACCTAGGATCACATATTTGTCAAATTTTGGGTCATTCGCACACCACTTCACAAAGAGGTGATGTGTAAATGCAAATGTTCCCCAAGATGAAAGACTTCCCAGAGGTTGACCAACTGCCCATCTCACGGGTCCATAAGAACTTGAGAATGTACGGTCGGCAATTATTGTGCTCCATAGGGAACCTATTACTTCTCCAAACATTTGCTTGATAACAAATGTTTGAAAACTTAATGGGAACCTGTCTGTAGCATTAGAAAGGTCAAAGGAGTAACATA